TTCAACTAAATCATTAATTGAAATCATTATTTGTTCACTCCGCCTTTATTTGTTTTTGCTTTTATTTCAGCGATTTGGTCATCATTTAGAATTCGTAATGCTTCTTTAGCTTTTGCATTAGAAAAACCAAAATATAACTTAACAGATTCTATATCTCTATCAACCTCCGATTTCTGCCACGGTTGAAATTTCCGTTTCATAGGTCTAATGGTATTTAGAAGATACTGATATTGCATATCTGAATCAAGGCCGGAATGGACATTCATTTCATTGGCATAACCAACACAATCTATATGATAAGACAGAGCACGATTGACCACAAATGGTTTATAATCTTTATAATCATAATCATCTTGAAAGACAGATTTCTTAGTTTGTAAGATTGAAGGTACAATCTCTTTGAATAAATCCGGCATATCAATACTCCGAGACGGTGTACTTCTGGAGTTCTCTTGCTTCTTCGTCAGACATTTTCTTAACAGGAATCAAAGCAGGTTGTTCACGATTAATTAAAATCATTTCACGGCCATCTTTGGTTCTATACGTTGTCGTAACAAAGTTCTTTGGCTCTACTCTGAAAATCCAACCAGCCCATTTGTCAGTATGACGAGGTGCTGGTACAGAAACGAAATAAAGAACATCAACGGAACGGCATTTGCGTAGTTGATTTGGTTTAAATGTAAAGGAGTTTTTCATAATAAATGGAACTTGAGTTTTAACCTCAACCTTATATTGTCCATCTACCATCAAGTCTTTCTCTGAATCATATTTGTTGATTGAAGATTCAATTCTACAACCTTCACCACTCAACATATTGATTACAATCTTTTCACCAGCAAGACCTAGTTCATTCATCAATTCTTCTTTGGTCATTTGAACTCACAATCCATCATAATTTCTGTAAGGCAGGCAATCATGTTAATTTCATGGTCTGCCACGAAAGCGGCTTGATATTGATATCTAGCCAAAATTACAACCATCTGTGGAACAGATTGTGATTTCAATGATTCATATAACGAATCATAAAGTTTACGATAAATCTTAACTGGGTCATTGTCTAAGTTGTTGGTGACCCACTTACGAGCGGCTGCAAAGTCTTTCTCTTTCAAACCTTTTATAAGTTCACCTAACTGGACATCGGACACAGAGGTGAGAATACCTTTGTCAATAGTACCAGATACACTATAACGCTGCAACTCATTAAGAATGCGGCGATTATCAGGGAAATGTTTAGTAATAACTGCGGCCACGACCTCTTTGTCATAGGTGACTCCTTCTTCTTTTAATACCCACTCAATACGTTTAAATAGTTGTGAGGCCATCTTGGCCTTAGAACCATTGATTTTAAAGTCAATAACGGCACAACGAGAATGTATGGGTTCAATGATACGGTTCTTAAAATTACAGGTGAATATAAAAGAACAGTTTAAAGAGAACTCCTCAATTGCACCACGCAACGCAGGTTGGGTGGAATTAGGATTTAGATAGTCTGCTTCGTCTATAATAATGACCTTACGGCCACCAGTGAAACTTACAGATGAAGCATAGTTTTTAATTTTATTACGCAGAACATCAATACCAGACTCATCTGAACCATTGATAACGATATAATCACAACCAACTTCTTCACAGAGAGCTCTTGCAATTGTAGTCTTGCCCACTCCAGCTGAACCAGAGAGTAATAAATTTGGTATCTCTTTTCTATTGACATATTCTAAAAATGTATTTTTGATTGATTCCGGAAGAATACACTCTTCCACGGTCTTTGGCCGATACTTCTCGGTCCACAATAGATGTTCCATAATTCACTTCTTTCATAATATAATATAATTGATTACTTAATTTCAGTAATACTTTCAAATAAGGCTTCAAACTCTTTTGATTCGGCTACATCAGTTTGGAATGAATTCTTATGTTGTGTCTTTGCCATACGCTTAAGAATTTTTTTAGGAACCTTCAGTTCGTCATGTGCAATGTCTACAATATCTTTGATAGCTTGGTTGTTGCCATCATTTCTAAGCATATGAAGAACGACCTCATCGATATAACCTTTCAGTTTCTTCAAATCGTCCTCGTCATAAGAACCGAATAGTGTGTTTACTTTAGTCATTTAATTGTCCTTGTATCATACCAACAGCTTCAAGTTGACTTTCTTCAATCAAAAATGAACCGTTTATCATAGAAATAACTGTCTTACCATTATTCTTTTCATCGGAGGCAATAAAAACTCCGACAACATATTCAGGATTGATAGCAAATTTATTTTTAGTTACATCATCTGTAAAATATATTAACAAAATTAAGCTCCTGTCTTAGATTCTTTAGCTTCAAAAGCAATCCAATATTGAATGTCATCTTTAGTATTTTGGAAGTGGCCAATACCTTTGAACGAAATCTTTACTGAATATGTTCCAGAGATAAGTTTGATATTATCTGTTTTGAAAACAATTTTATATTTCTTGCCGTTACCCTCACCAACTTCAATTGTGTTTGTGTGTGCAGCAGGATTAGAGGCATCAAATGTAATTAATTCAATCAAGTCACCTTCTGATTGTACGGCAATATTTGGTGAAGATAGTACACTTGCGGCCTTCATCAAAGATTCATAATCTTCGGCGGACAATGTGAATTCACAATCAACAGAAGGAAGTGTGATTTCTTTTTCTGGTGGAATTACAATCATGTTTGAAGGTGTCTTGTAATAATTACCTTTACGTTTACCATTTTTGAAAATGATATGTGTATCTGTAAAATCGATTTCAGAATCTTTATACAGACTATGTACTGATAAGAATTCATTCAAATCATACACACAGAATTCTTGTGGGAATTCATCTTTTAGATTGGCTTGTGCCAATACAGTTTTACTGGAAGATACTGTAGTCAGTTTCTTTCCTTGTTTGAATTGAATTCCTTGGTTGATTGCCGAGAAATTCTTCAGTACCGTTAAGGTCTCATTTGATAGTTTCATTCACTTCTCCATTATTAAAAAAATCAATTGTATCATGTTCATACAAAAACATCAAGCAGCACATTGCGTGTGCTAAGTGATTCTTACCAGACTCATCGTCATTTTGTTCACCACCATGCCAAGCCCATAGATGACGCATCATTGCATCAAAGTATCTACGCTTGGCATCTGGTACTTTTTTCCAATTTCCTGGTTCATACTTCTGTGCACCAAAAGTTAATATTTCTACTGTTGCTTTTAGTGCTTCTGGTGGAAGTAAACCATACTGTAGTTTACCACCATCAAACTTTCTGCCACCTGTCGTGGCAGTTTGTGATGCTTTAACAACATCTTCAATTGTCATTACATTTCTCCAACATAATTGGCAACTGCCGGCATATCTCCTTGGAAATGATAAGTACCAATGTGTGAGGTCTTCATCCATGGACAGAGATGAATCTTTCCACCAATCTTACGCCACATTTGGCAGAACATATAATCTTCGGAGAGATAACGGTCAGAACCACCACCAGTAATTGAATCTGTTGTATCAATAACAGTATCAAAGAAGGCGTGGATATAACGTGAACCATCAAAGTGTGCCTGACCTACATGGTCTGGTTTATAACGAATAGATGGATAAGCATCTTCCATTTTCTTAAACACTTCACGTTTAATCATCATAAAGCCTGTACCAATTTCCATAACTTCAAGTGGTTCAGTTACAGAGAATTGTGCTGTACCTTTAACTGGATTGAAAACGTAATCACCAGTAACTTTCTCTAACAAACCTGGGTCGATTTGTGGATTCTTTTCAACTGCACGTTTAACAGACTTCCATTTAATTGCTTTCTTTGGATAAGGACCACCAGAGACTTCTTTGTCCATTGCCAACAAGGCGATAACATCTTGTGGATTGAAGTGAATGTCCGAATCAATAAACAACATATGTGTACAATCGGAACGATGGATATATTCATCAACGAGATAGTTTCTCGCTCGAGTAATTAGGGACTCATTGAATAGAAATGAGAATTTGACTTGAATACCATATTGCATACAAAGGCCTTGTAAGTCCAAACAAGCCTTCATGTATAGACCGTGGTTCATACCGCCATACATTGGTGTTGCTACAAACAGACTTTTTGTTTGTAAATCTTCTTTTTTAATTGATATTTCCATTTGTGCTCCGATTATAAAAAAAGGGAGT